CTTGAGTCTAACTCTAATTAAAACGTGCATGATGGCGACCCCGGATAATGTGAATCCGGAATTACCGAGCGAAAGCATGGTGATTGAATCCGTGAGCAATTCCGTGAAAGAGATAATTTCCAAGTATACCCTAGACCCTCTTGGGGATGAGTACGCTTTTATTTGGAAGTTCCTTGATCAGCTACCACCGGAAGTGGCGTCCAGGATCAGACGTCACGAGTTTGGATCAGGTGATGATTGCATGATGTCGCTATGTCGCTCCGAGAAGATTGTCGGAGTTTTGGTAGACTTCGTGTCGTGTTTCTTCAACACTATCGAAGTTGACATAGGCTCAGCTCATACCTACTGGTTCATTCTAGACCTCCTTGATCTGTCCATTCCTAACCTTAAGTACCACACGATCTGGCTGGCTGGCCTGCTTTTCAATAAGCACCGGCCCCAAGATCAGCCTACTCCTACTCCGGAAATCTGCGGAGCTCGTGGATGGCTACTTGGTCGTGAGTTTCGGAAGCGCGTGATACAGCGCCTGCAGGGGAAACCCAATGCCGCAAAGACTTGGCGGATGGGTTTAACTCTATTGCAGGGCTTGAAGCGCGGCTTCCCCTCGATGAAAGATCGTGAAGTGGATTCTGCGGTGAAGAAATACCTTGACACAATGAGCAAGTCAAAAGTTGTGGATCCAGAGCTTCTGGAACAGATGGTTCGTACCTGCGAAGAAATTTTGCAGCGCGAGGCACCTGACGAGAAACCGGTCCCTTGGACGCCGATCGGGCGTACCGGGAAAGTTTCTTGTGCTCCGAAGCTCCAGATTCGACACGGCAACTACTCACACAGTACGTCTGCGGCCGTCGGCGCCCCTCGGGGAACGGGCGGTCTGCAGGGTTGGGCCATTCGTAAGTATGGCTTGATTGGTTCAGAGCACTTCGTAGGATATACATCTACGAGCCATCCGTACAGTGAGCCGCAGGAGGTGCGGTGTTTTGTGTTGGAGTATTGGACATATTGGGATCATATGATTGAAACTGCCAGTCAGACCTTAATTGCAGACTTCATCGCTGACGTCGAAGTTAGCTGTATTCGTGAGCCTTTAAAGGTTCGAACGATCACTAAGGGCGATCCAGCCCTCTATGGCCTCCTTAAGCCGTTTCAAGAACGGATGTGGAGGGCGCTGAGGAACTGGAAGTGCTTTGAGTTAATCGGTCAAACGGTTACGGGTGCTTCGCTTTCGTCAGGTCTGGGGAGGATGTCGTGGAGGGATGACTGGAGTTGGTTTGTATCGGGCGATTATAAAGGATCGACAGATGCCATCCAAATGGATCTCACTCTGGCGTGTATTCGTCATTTGTGGGATTCTCGCTGGCATCGTCTACTTGAGGCTACTCTTGGTAAACAAAGAATTTGGTACCATGACAGGGCTCGGCGCTGGCATTCGGTGGAGCAGAACGTGGGGCAGCTGATGGGTTCTCCTATTAGCTTCCCTATTTTATGCATCATCAATGCTGCGGTGGCCCGTTGGTCATACGAGTTAGCGGATGGAAGGCGATACGGTTTGGATGAGTTGCCATTCATGGTGAATGGTGACGACTTTGCGGTGAGAATGAATGAAAATGTTTATAACATATGGAAAGGAG